GTCTTCCTTTTTCTCTCCCCACAAATTTTGGAAGGGGGCCCCATGCCGCGTAGGAAGCAGCCTGAGGGCCTGTCGGGTTTGGCTGCGACTGGTGACCGCCGCGCATCGCTCGAGGCGTTACGTGACCTGCTGGCGCGTCAGTTGGAAATCGCGGAAAGGGACGTGCCGGCTTTGGCGCGTCAGTTGCGTGAGGTCATGGCCGAACTTGACGCCCTCCCAAACCCGAACGAAAAGAGCCCCGTTGACGAGCTCACGAGAAAGCGCGACGCGCGGCGCTCAAAGGCCGCGGGTTAGTTCGATTCCTGAGGCGGTTTCTTCGGCTGGTGCCGAGGCTGTTGAGTTGGCGGCCACGGCTGGTTTGCATCTTGACCCGTGGCAGCAGTTCGTTTTGCATGGGGCTTTGGGTGAGCGGGCTATGGGTAAGGGGAAGCCGCCGAAGTGGTCGGCATTTGAGGTGGGTTTGGTGACGCCTCGCCAGAATGGCAAGAATGGGATTCTTGAGGCGCGGGAGTTGGCGGGCCTGTTTCTGTTTGGGGAACGCCTGATCCTGCACAGCGCGCATGAGTTCAAGACAGCGCAGGAGGCTTTCCGCAGGGTCATGTTCCTTGTGGAAAACAATGACGATTTGCGGAAGCGTGTGGCGCGGGTGCGCACGTCGCATGGTGAAGAGGGCATTGAGTTACGCGACGGCGCCCGTTTGCGTTTCATCGCTAGGTCTACGGGTTCGGGCCGAGGGTTCAGCGCGGACTGTGTGATCCTTGACGAGTCGTACGCCCTGTCGTCTGAGGCTATGGGCGCCCTGTTGCCGACGTTGTCGGCGCTTCCTAACCCTCAGGTGTGGTACACCTCGAGCGCCGGCAAGCGTGACAGCACGCAGCTGATGATGATTCGGGACCGTGGCCGCGCGGGCGGTGACCCCGGTTTGGCTTACTTTGAGTGGTCGGCGCCGTTGAACGCTCAGGCCGACGACCCTGAGGCGTGGGCGGCTGCTAATCCCGCGTTGGGTATCCGCATTGAAGCGGAGTTCATTGGGCGTGAGTTCGCGGCCCTGCCCATCAGTGAGTTTCGCCGTGAACGCCTGGGCATTTGGGATGACGAATCTGCGGGTGCGGATTGGGTGATCCCCCTTGAGGCGTGGCAGGCGTGCGCTGACCCTGGTTCGGAGATTGAAGACCCGGTGGTGTTCGCGCCTGACGTGTCCATTGACCGGTCCTGGGCGTCTATCTCGGCGGCGGGTATGCGGGAAGACGGCATGGCCGGTGTGGAAGTCATTGACTACAGGCGGGGCACGTCGTGGGTGGTTCCACGTTTGGCTGAACTGGTGGAACGCCACGGGGCTTTGGCTATCGGGGTGGACCCTGGTGGGCCGTGCGGGTCCCTGATTCCTGAGCTCGAGCAGTTGGGGGTGCCGCTGGTGACGATGTCGGCGCGGGACATTGCCCAGGGCTGTGGCGCGTTCTATGACGCGGTTGTGGAACAGCGGGTGCGGCATCGTGACCAGGCCGAGTTGAACGCCGCTGTGGGTGCCGCACGTAAACGCCCGTTGGGTGATGCGTGGGCGTGGGCCCGTAAGGGTGCCGCGTCCGAGATCACAACTTTGATTAGCGCCACGGTGGCGTTGAAGACGTACACGGAGGCCACGGCTTCCCGACCTGTGGATGTGGCCTCAAGTGTTTGGTGAAGGGAACCCCATGCCTCGGACTCCGTTCCTGTTGGACGCGGCGGGCATTGTGCTGATTGCTACGGGCGCGTTCCTGTGGTCAACGGTGGCGGGGTTTGTTGTCGCGGGCCTGGGGCTCATCGGCATTTCTTGGCTTTCTGAGCGTGAGGACAACAGCGAATGAGCCTGATTCGACGCATTGCCACGGCGCGTGAGGTTCGTTCCGATGTGGCGTGGGGTGGGGTGCCGCCGTTCCCTGTGAACTCGCAGCAGCCTGGTTCGTCCACGTATGCGGGTGTGCCGTTGACTACGGATTCCGCGTTGCGTCACGCAGCTGTGTGGGCGTGTATTCGGCTTATTTCGGGCACGTTGGGGCAGATGCCGCTTGAGGCTGTGCGCTATGACGGCAACATTGCTAGGCCGGTGGGTGAGGCGCCTGACCTGTTGACTTCGCCGTCCGCGCTGGTGCCCCGTTCCGCGTGGGTGGAAGCGGTCCTCACGTCCCTGTTGTTGCGGGGCAACGCGTACGGGCAGGTCACGGAGTACGGCGCCGATGGGGTGCCTAAGCGCATCGAGCTGATAAACCCTGAGATTGTTCGCCCCGAGTTGGACAAGTCCACGGGCAGGGTCGTCTACTACATCACCGTTGGTGGGGAACGCGCCGTGCATGAGCGGTGGCCGTTGGGCGACATTTGGCACGTTCCCGGTTTGCTGCTGCCTGGTGGGTTCGTGGGCTTGTCCCCCATTGAGTATGCGAAGCAGTCCATTGGGCAGGGCCTCGGGGCTGAAAAGTTTGGGGCTCAGTGGTTCGGTGAGGGTGGGGTGCCGGCGGCGATTCTGACCACGGACCAGCCCGTCACCGAAGAGCAAGCCTCCACCGTCAAGGCACGTTTCATGCAGGCCGTGAAGGGTCGTCGTGAACCGGCGGTGCTGGGGGCGGGTGTCAAGTATGAGCAAATCCAAGTGGCGCCAAATGAGTCTCAGTTCATTGACGCCCAACGATGGAGCGCGGAACAGGTGTGCCGTGTGTACGGGATTGACCCCACCATGTTGGGTGTGTCTTCCGGTTCAGGGTCCACCGTCACCTATGAAAACCGTGAATCTCGAGTGAGTGACTTCCTCGCGTTTGGTATTGGGCCGTGGCAGCATCGCGTGGAAGAGGCCATGACTTCGCTTCTGCCCCGTCCTGAGTTCGTGAAGTTCAAGACCGGGGCCATTCTCAGGTCCGACATTCAGACGCGTTACCAAACGTATGCCGTGGCTGCGCAGATTCAGCAGGCCACGGGCCGTCCGCTACTCACCACAGATGAAATGCGGGCGCTAGAGAACTTGCCGCCTCTTCCCGATGTGGCAACGCCTGGGGGTCCGAACGGAAGCGAAAACGAATGACGGAACGCACACTACAGCGGCGGGCAGTTGAAGCCGGCTGGGAGATTCGCCAGGAGCATGACGGCACCGTGGGTTTGTGCGGATACGCGGCCCTATTTGATACGCCGTCACACGGTGAGGTGATCCGGTCAAGCGCGTTCACCAAGACCCTTGCCGAGCGTGCAGACGTGCGCCTGCTCGTCAACCATGACGGTGTGCCGATTGCCCGCACAAAGTCTGGCACTCTCATGTTGACCGTGGATGAGCGCGGCCTGTACATGGAGGCCCCGAACCTTGACATGAGCAACCCGACAGTGCAGGAACTTGTCAGCGCCATGGCACGTGCCGACATTGACCAGTGCAGTTTTGCTTTCGTTCCGGTGCGCGAGAACTACGACCCTGAAACGAAGCTGCGGGAAATCCTCGAGTGCAAACTAATGGACTGTTCCATAGTCACCTACCCATGGTATGAAGCCACTTCTGTTGAGTTGAACAGCCTTGAGGCCGCACTGGCAGAGGTCCGTTCCGGCGCCGTGACCCCTGAGGCTAGGGACACCATCATGCGTGCCCTCAGCCTCAGCCTTGAAGTCAACATCACGGACGACGACGACGACCACGACGACGTGGCTGACGATGTCACCGAACCGGTAGAGGACGCACTGCCCGCCTCCCCCACCACCGAAACTCCCGAGGCCACTGAGCCGCGGGCCGCACGCCGCATTGACATTGCGCGTGCCCTGTACCTGCGCTGATCCACGCAGGCACAACGTGACGCCGGAACCCGTCGAGGTTTGATCCACCCCGACACGGTCACCACCTCACGACCCCTTCCCTTACCCATCACACTCCCTAGGAGATGCTTTGTCCCTTCGTGACTCTCTTGTTGCGCAGCGTGACGCGAAGCTGGCTGAGGCCAAGGCCGTCGTTGAGGCGGCTGAGGTTGAGGCCCGTGACATCACTGACGACGAGCTGACAGTGGTGAAGGAGGCCCGTGAGGCCGCCGACGCCCTTGAGGTTCGCGTGTCGGAGATTGACGCGCTTGCTGATGCCCAGTCCCGTTCCGTTGCCGCTGCCCCGATGACTGCATCCGTGCAGGTCACTTCGGAGCCGGCCACCTACCGCAAGAATGGCGACACGTCGTACTTCCGTGACCTCGCCGCCGCGCAGCTTCGTGGCGACCGTGACGCCACGGACCGCCTCGTGCGCAATGACCGTGAGGTTCGCGCCATCAACACCACGGACACTTCTGGTGGCGAGTTCGTGCCGCCGCTGTGGCTCGTGGACGAGTACGTGCGCCTGGCGCGTGCGTCCCGCGTTGCCGCTGACCTGCTCCCGAACCAGGCCCTTCCGGCTGGCACGGACAGCATTTCGCTTCCGAAGATCACCACGGGTACTGAGGTTGCTGCGCAGTCGTCGCAGAACTCCGGTTTCCAGAACACCGACATTGTGACCGCTTCGGCCACGTCGGCTGTTCACACCCTCGGCGGCATTCAGGTCATCAGCCTGCAGCTGCTCGAGCAGTCCCCCATTGCCGGTGGCATGGATCAGGTAATCATTTCGGACCTGGCCGCCGACTACGCCCGCGCCCTTGAGTCGTTCGTGCTCACCTCGGATGCGGCTGGCAAGCGTGGCCTGCTCAACGTCCCGTCCAAGATTGACGTGACGTACACCGACAGCACCCCCACGGTTGCTGAGATGTACCCGAAGATTGCTGACGCTATTCAGCAGATTCACACGCAGCGTTTCGCCGCGCCTTCGGCCATCGTCATGCACCCGCGCCGTTGGGCGTGGTTCCTCACCGCGCTTGACAGCACCAACCGCCCGCTGGTTGTGCCCGCCGCCAATGGCCGGTTCAACGGCACGGGCACGCTCGACAACGTCGCCGCTTCCGGTTTCGTTGGCACCATTCAGGGCGTGGACGTGTACGTGTCGTCCCTGGTCCCCACGAACCTCGGCACCGGCACCAACCAGGACCCCGTCTTGGTGTTCCGTCCCGAGGACAGCATCCTGTTCGAGGGTGCGCCCCGCGCGGAGGTCTTCCGCGAGACGTACGCCAACCAGGGTTCCGTGCTGGTTCGCATGTACAACTACGTGGCGCTTGCAACCGAGCGTTACAACAAGTCCGTGGCCGTTATCAACGGCACCGGCAACGTGGCGCCCACCTTCTAGTAGGTAGCCGTCACAACCCCGTGGACTGTCCCCCGCCCGTGTACAACCCCCTCACGGGCGGGGGACACCACCCCCCGACCATGGGAGAACCCACGTGATTGACCAGGGATACATTGACGCGTTGCAGCGTGAGCGGGCGCATTACGTGCGCACAGGCCAGCCCGCGCGCGTCGCGCTCGTGGACGCTGAGTTGAAGCGTGCCGGTGCCGTCACCAAGGCAACCCCTGACCCCGTCGTGGAAACCGCGACCGTGGAGGCCCCTGAGACAGCGGCTAGGCCACGCGCCACCCGTAAGGCGGCACGCGCCACATGACCGCCACATACGCCTTGCTCGAGGACGTGAAAGACGCCCTGCGCATCACCGACGACGTTGATGACCTCGTCCTAGCCGGTGTCGTTGAGTCCGCATCCCGTGCCATTGACCAGTACTGTGACCGCTACTTCGGGCAGACGGGCACGCAAGCCGCACCGGTGAACCGCCTGTACCGGGCACGCTCCCAGCAGGTAATGATTGACGACCTCGTCACCCTTACTGACGTTGGCGTCGAATACTCAGGCTTCGCGGAAACGTTCTCAAGCCTTGGCGCCAACAGTGTGTTGAAGCAGCCCGTGAACGCCAACACCGAAAACCCCCTACGCCCGTTCACGTCACTGCTGGCCAAGCCAGGAACAGTGTTGCCCCCTCCCCCTGGTTGGGTGCGCGTCACCGGTGTGTGGGGTTGGCCGACCGTTCCCCCGCAGATTCGGGACGCGTGCGTGCTGCAGACCGTGCGCCTTTTCAAGTCCAGGGACGTTCCCCTAGGTGTCATGGGTGGCGCCGACATGATGGGCGCCATTCGCCTCCCAGGTGGTCTGCACCCTGACGCACGCCAGCTGTGTGAACCGTTCCGGCGTTTCGGGATCGCGTAGCCGTGGCCGACCTTGCCAACATCATCAGCGGCCTAGCGGACAACCTCGGCACCATTGACAAACTGCGGGTGCAGGAAGAGGTGTTGGACACGGTTCCCATTCCGTGCGCCATCATCGGCTTGCCCACGGCTGTGGAGTTTGACGAGGTCATGGCCCGTGGCGCCGACCTTTACACGTTCACCGTTCGGGTGCTGGTCGCTCGAGCTTCGGAGCGGGCCGCACAGAGGGCCCTGTTCGATTACACGTCAGGCACCGGAACCAAAAGCATAAAGACGGCCATTGAGTCGGATTCAACGTTGGGCGGTGCCGCCGACACCGTGCAAGTGACCAGCGCCGGAAACCTCGGCGTGTACGGGTATGGCGACGTGGACTACCTCGGCGCTGAGTTCACTGTGGAGGTGATCGCGTGACGTTCGTGCACGCAAAAGAAAGCCGTTTCGTATTCGGGTCTAGCGCCTTGGCCGCGTACCTGACCGGGTACACAACCAGCACCACCGCCGACACCGCCGACACCACGGCATTGACTGAGGCGAACCGCACCTACGTGGCGGGCCTTTCAGAGTCAAACGTGACGGCCACGGGCCTGTTTGAACCGCTGTTTGACACGCCCGTCGTGGCGACGTTCGCGGCTGGCAGTGGCTACCCCGTCACCGTCGCCCCCGAAGGGTTCGCCGTCAGCGCCCCTGTCATCGTCCTCGAGGGCCGCAACGTGTCCTACGAACTGTCCTCATCTGTGGGTGAGGTCGTCGGCGCCAACGTCAGCATTCAGGGCACCGGGAAGTTTGACACCGGTGTGAGCCTGTACGACCTCGCGGAAGTCACCGCGGGCGGCAACGGCTCCACCCACACGGATGCCGCCGGCACCAGCAATGGCGCCCTAGCCACCCTCCACGTTCCCGCCTGCACGGGAACCCTGACCGTGAAAGTGCAGCACTCCACGAACAATTCCACGTGGACTGACCTGGCCACTTTCACTGCCGCTACCGGCGCCACGTCCCAGCGGGTCGTTGTGTCGGGAACGGTCAACCGTTACCTGCGGGCGAGTTGGACCCTCACGGGCACCGGCGCCGCCGCAACCTTCACCGCATCACTCGCCCGCCGATAGGAGCACACAAAAATGCCATTCGTTCATGGTAAGGACACCTACTTCAAGGTTGCCAGCACCGACCTGTCCACCTACATCAACAGCGTGAGCGTTTCCCGCACCGCTGACACCGCCGAAACCAGCGCCTTTGGTTCGTCCACGAAGTCGTTTGTGTCGGGTCTTCGGGATGCCACCATCACGGTATCTGGCATGTTCGACTCTGCCGTGTACGCCACCATTGCCGGTTGGCTGGGCACGTCGCAGACGTGGGAGTACGGCCCCGCCGGTTCGGCTTCGGGTCGCGTCAAGGTGTCGGGTTCCGGCATCGTCACGAGCGTTGAGCTGTCCTCGAGCGTTGGTGAGGTCGTGGCCGCGAACATCAGCATTCAGGTTTCCGGCACCGTCACTGACGGCACGTTCAGCGCCTAACCCTAGGAGGGGGTTGCAATGCAAATCACGTTCACTTTCGCTGACGGTCGCACGGTCGCGGCCAAGGTTCTACCCATTGACCGGATCATGTTTGAACGGAAGTTCAGCATTTCGGTAATGTCGGCTGCGACCGTCGACCAGCGCGAAGAGTATTTCTTGTGGTTGGGGTGGCACGCTCTGCACCGCCAGGGCCAGGCGTCGGAAGATTTTGACGCGTGGCTGAACACGGTCACGGACTACGAAGCGGGCTCTGAAGCCGAGGTCCCTTCGGACCCGGTAGCGAACACTGGTTCATAGCTGAACTAGCGATTGCTACCGGGATTAGCCCGAACGAACTGGCTCACACTGATCCACAAATCCTTGACGCTATGCGCCGCGTCATTCAACGTAAGGGGTGACGATGGCCCGCGTAGCAAACATTGAGGTGTACGGGTTGTCGTCCCTGTTGCGTTCCCTTCGAGCATTGCCGAAGGAAGCACAGAACGAGCTGCGCGAGTCGTCCAAGGATATTGCTTCACGGCTGATGGTTCCGGCGTACAAAGCCGCTGCTATGCAGGCGGGACCGTGGGGGCCGCGCATCGCTGCCACAGTCAAGGCAAAGCGTGACCGCGTTCCTTCGGTAAGCATTGGCGCTGGTCGTCGAGCGTTCAGCGGTGGCGCCTCCCCCACCATGGTCCGGTTTCCTAGCCACGCAGGCGACCGTGGCCGCGCGGGGTCAAATGGCACTATGCCTGCCGCATTTGGTGGCGGTTACGGGTGGATGACACACATGGGCCGTTACAAAGGTGACGCGCTCAAAGAGTGGCTGCAGGCAGTGGACAGGGTCAAGCGAAACTTTGAGGCGGGCAGGTAATGGCAGCAGGGCGCACACTCACAGTAAGCCTGGTTGCCAACACCAGTTCATTCGGGCGCGGCATGAGGTCCGCTGTTCGAGATGCTCAGGGCTTCCAAGGCAAGATGACGGCTGTTGGGGCCAATCTCCGCGGGGTACTGGGGCCTGCGCTTGCGGCTGCTGGTGCAGCGGCGGCAGCCTTCGCAACCAAACTGGCGGTGGACGGGGTCAAGGCTGCTGTTGCTGATGAGGCCGCAGCCCGCAAACTCGCCCAAACGCTGTCCAATTTGGGTGAGGCACACCGAACGGCAGGTGTTGAAGATTTCATCTACGACCTGCAGATGGCCACGGGTGTCGTTGACGATGAGATGCGGCCCGCGTTTGAACGCCTAGTGCGTTCAACGGGTGACGTTGACGAGGCACAGCGGGCGCTGTCAATCGCACTAGACATTAGTGCCGGTCGTGGAAAGTCTCTTGAACTTGTCGCCAATTCCCTTGGGAAGGCTTACGACGGAAACGCCAACGCTCTGGGCCGTATGGGGCTGGGCATTGACTCAGCCATACTCAAAACCGGCAATATGGGCGTCATTACCAATGAGTTGTCCCGACTGTTCGCGGGCCAAGCATCACAAGCCGCCAACACGTGGGAAGGCCGAATAAAGCGTGTTGGTGTTGCTCTAGATGAGTTGCAGGAATCGTTTGGCACGGGCTTTCTGTCCGGCCTTGGTGATTCCGGCGACAGTGCTGACGACCTAGTCGCCTCAATTGAAGCTTTGGCTCCGGCATTTCAAGCACTAGGCAAAGAGATTGGCAGTGCAGTCAAGGCACTAGGCGACATCTCTGCCGGCCTCACCCAAATGGGCGAGGACATGAACGTGCCCCGCAATGAAGGGTTGGCCAACTTCGGCAGCTACCTCATCGGCATCACCGGACTGATAAAGGGTCTGGGCCTAGCTTTCAAGGGCGCCGCTGGGGATGCAAAGACCGTTGCCGAATCACACGCGGACTACCGTGACGCGGTTGTGCGAGTCCGTGATGCCGTGAGTGGGGCAACTCCTGCGGTGGACGAGTTCGGCAATGAAGTCTCCGAAACTGGTGAGGACGCCGAACAGGCTGCGGAAAAGTTTGACCTGTTCGCTGCAGCCATTGACAAGACACAAACCGTGGTGGCTTTCCGGCAGGCCGTGGACGAGGTCGGCAAGGCGTTCAAGCGCACCAATACGCCCGTCAACATCTTCAACGAAAAGGGCAAGGAAAACTTCGATCTGCTCAACGACCTGATTGTGGATACGGCCAAGCTCGCGGAAGGCCAAACCTCACTAGCGGGTAAGACTGCCGCGGCAAGCCAAGGGCTCACCACCCTAGGTGACGCCATGGCCAATTCAAAGATGGACAGCGCCACCCGCGCCTTGCTGCTTGAGCCATTCCAGGCCCTCATTGAAGACCTAGCCGAAGCCGGTGTGGATGTCGGCGCCCTGCAAGACCAGTTGGACCGGCTCAGGAACAAAACCATCACGGTGACTGTGAACACGCAAACTTACGGCAGGCCCCCTGGTGTAAGCAATGAAGAGTGGTATGGGTCCACGGGTGGACGTGTTCCTGGCTTCTCCATGGGCACGCATCTGTCTGACTCCATCCCCGCCATGCTGTCCCGTGGGGAATACGTCGTCCGCGCCTCGAGCGTTCAGAAACTCGGCCTAGGGTTTATGGATGCCGTGAACATGGGCCGCGTTCCCTCAGGGGCGGGCGGTTCAGGCGTCACCATCGGAACGTTGAACGTGACATCAGCGCCAGGGGAACGGGCCGAAGATTCCGTGCCCCGGTCGCTTCGCCGCCTAGCATTTGTGGCAGGTCTGAATGTCTGAAACCTATTCAATCGGCGCCACCAACATCACCACCTTGGTGACTTCGCTGCAGACTCTTGACCCTGTGGTGATCCCGCCGCCGGTGCAGGATGACTACGTGGTGCCTGGTCGTGATGGTGCCGTGGCCGCGAACGCTTGGTTTGGGGCGCCCACGTGGAGCATTGGCGCGGTCATTGTCGGCACGGGCAACGATGATGCGACCCGCCGCGCTGACGCCATCACGAAGCTGCAATCCCTTGCGACGGCGGTTTTTGCGTCCGGTGCCGCTATCACCATCACGCGCGTGATTGGCGCGACCACGTCCACAGCATCGGCCCGTTACCTCGCGTGGAACGTGAACTGGGAGGCGCCGCACGTGGCCCGCGTCGCCGTTGACTTCCGGCTGATGGACGGCGGTTTCAAGTCCGGTGGGTCGTATGTCCTCTGACGGGCTCACCTTTGACGTGTACGACCCGACGAACACCACTAAGCAGGGCACACTGTCGCAGGTTTTGGCGGGTGAGTTTTCCGACGAGTACAACAGCACCGGGTACGGCCAGGTTGAGGTCCCTATGACCTCGAGCGCGGACGTGGCCCTGTTGACCAAAGACGCCGTGGTGCGGGTCATCTACCAGGGCACGGCCCGGTTTGCGTGGTTCGTGGAGGTGCTTGAGCGGGACCTAGCCAACTCCAACGGGCAGCAGGTGTTGCAGGCCGCGGGCCGTGGACTGTTGGCGTGGCTAGATGACGCCGTGGTGTTCGCGCAGGGCGGCATAGCCGATTTCAGCTCAGACGAACGCCCGTTCAATTTCGCCGCCGCCGATGGGGCGTGGAAGTCGGACTACGTATGGACGGCACCGGAAACCACGGTGTGGCGTAACGACGCGACAGCCCGCAACAACCTTCCCGTGAAGTGGCGCAGCATTGACCCCGCCGCCGCATGGATATGGGCCACCAACCCCAGCGCCACAGTTGAGCGCGGAACCAATAACTGGTTCAGGGCCACCTTCACCCTGGCTGAGTCCACACGCCTAGCCATGTGGGCATCGTTCGACAACTTCGGCCAGGTGTACGTGGACGGCACCCTGGTCATGGACTCCAGCCGGTTCAACGAAACCGCCCCCACATACTCACAGTTCACCAAGTTCGTGACCCGCCTCGGCAAAGGCACGCACACGGTGGCGGCCCGAGTCAGGAATGACAAGCCGTGGGAACGCACAGACCTAACCGTGTCCGCATCGGATGACAAGGTTTCGGCGTCCAACCACGGTTTGGCCGCTGGCTCCAAGGTGCGCGTGTTCGACATCTCCAAGTCAGGAACCGGGCTCACCAAAGGTAACGACTATTTCCTGGTGAACGTCACAGACAATGACTTCAAGTTGTCAACCACGTCGGGTGGGTCCGCGGTCAACATCACCGCTGACGCCAAGATAGACCTTCGCCTGGTGGCCGATTCCACGGCGGGTTTCCTGTTTTCGGCGTGGGCCATTGACAGCACCAACAAACCCACCAGCCTGGTGCTCAGGTCACGGGCAGCGGATTGGGAAGTCACCACCACGGCCCCCAAACATTTGCCGGCCATGGTGCTGCGCACCCTCATGGAAGAGGCCACCGCGCGAGGCGTGTACCGGCTCTCCAAGTTTACCTACGGGTTTTCTCAGTCGGCACCCACCAGCGGCGCGTGGTCAACGAAGGCTGACCTTTCGTTGAAGGTGGGAACGTCGCTGCTGCAGGTACTAGACACCATGGTGGACCTGGGGCATGACTTTTGGGTCAACCCCACCACGACCCGGTTGGATGCGTGGGAGTCCCGTGGCAGCAGTGTGGGTGCCACGCTGGCTCTTGAGGACAACCTCATGGAGTACGCGACCCGCGCGGAACCGAAGCTGAAAACTCAGGCCCTTATCCGAACGAAGGAAGGGTGGACGCAAACTAGCGTCAACGCTGCCAGCAACGGGCGCCGCGAAACCTATCTGGAATATGGCAACATGCGGGACGAGGGAACGGCCCGCGCCACCGCTCAAAAGCTTCTACGCCGCACCGGCAAAACCCAACTGGTTGCCACCAAGGTGCAGGCCGTCGTCACAGCGGGCGCGGCCCCATACGTCAACTTCAATGTGGGTGACGTGGTCACCGTTCCCAACGCCACCGGAACCGGAACGCTGAGTGCTCGAGTGCTCACCATCGCCATGGTGCACGACGGCAAAAACGTCAGGTTCATGCCGGAATTGGAGATACTGAGTGCCTGACGGTGATTTCCGGCGCCCTCCCCTACTGTGGGAACAGAAGTTGGCGCAGCTGGTTTCTATGACTTCGGTTGGTGTGGTGTCGGGCGGGGGCACGGACCCGAACATGCCCGACCCTACGCCCGGTCATGGTGGCCCTGGGGTTGACCCTGAGCCGGTGACGCCGGCGCCCGTTGACTTCATCGCCCCGTCCACCCCGACCCTGTCGGGAACGGTGCAGGGTTTGCGGGTTTCGTGGGATGGGTTGAACTCGGCTGGGAACGCCTACCCGTCTGACGTTTATGTGGAGGTTCATTTTTCCACGTCGGGTGCGACGTTCACCCCGACCAGTAGCACGTTGGCGGGGCGCCTGTTGGGGTCGGCGGGTTTCTTCACGATCATGGGTTTGACCGCTTCCACAACCTACTTTGTGCGCCTGGTCGGTGTCGATTCTGTGGGCAACCGGACGACGGCTTCCACGGCGGCGTCAAGCCAGACAGGTTTGACCACCTCGAGCGACTACGGAACCGCTACTATTGGCAGCGGCGCAGTATCTTTTAACGCCCGCCAAATCGGTGGCATCACCACCACGGTAGGAACCACCCAACCTAGTTCACCCACGACGGGTGACATTTGGCTGGACTCCAACGGCGGCGCCATTGTGCACAAACGGTGGGACGGTTCCGCGTGGGTGACGCAGGCGTGGGGTTCTGATTCCCTTTCGGCTAACTGCATCACAGCCACGCAGATTGCGGCGGGTGCCATTACTGCTGGGGCCATTGCCGCTAACGCCATCACGGCAGAAAAGATCAACGCCAGCGCGGTGACCGCTGACAAGATTGCGTCTAGCGCCATCACCACAGACAAGTTGCAGGCTAACGCCGTTACGGCTGCCAAGATTGACGTAGACAACCTCACGGTAAAACGTCTGACCAGCGGTGCGTTTTCTGAACGTAGAGTGGTTATCGGGGCCGTAGGAGAAACGGACGCCGTTTCTTTCAAAAAGGCAAATACCAGTGACGGCTGGATTCTGGCTCATGGATTCACCGGTGACGACCTATCGCTAACACGAACGCACGGTAGTGGAACGTCTGGTGACTTCGTCATTGTTTCGCCCGTAGTTGGGCAATCATTCAGGCCGGAATCAAACACAATTGTGCTTCAGGGGTACAGGACAACTAACACTGCTGGGGACGTGATGTTGCGTCTAAGCAGCAACGTCACCACAACCAACCAGGCCAAGTTCCAAGTTGAGGCTGACGGCGACGTATTGAGCCGGACGAACTCTTATGGCGGATTCTCCGATGCGCGGCTAAAAGAAAACATCACGCCTGCCCGCGATTATCTAGATGACCTTCGTGATGTTGAGGTTGTCACATACAACTGGCAAGGCTCTGACCAGAAACTGTTAGGTGTAACTGCTCAGCAGATTCAGCCTATTTTCCCCAGCATGGTTGCGGAAGACGAGGACGGCACCTTGTCGGTGCGCTACTCCGTGTTTGTGCCCATGCTGCTTACCGCTGTTCAATCGTTGGCCGACAAGGTCGACGCACTCACTGCCCGCATTGAAGCGTTGGAGGCATGATGCAGGAACCGGGCCGATACGACTTCACCATTTATCAGGGCGCCAGCTTTGATC